GGTTTTCGGGCCAGCGATAGAGGGGCATTTTCACGGCGAATGGGAACCACAGGTGCCGTCAAATCCTTATTCGGCATCGAAAGCGGCGCAGGAATCACTCTGCGTTTCCTACTGGCGGACGTTCGGTTTTTCCGTCGTCATCACCAATACGATGAACATGATTGGGGAGCGCCAGGAGCCGACAAAATACCTGCCCCGGATTATCCGGTCTGTCCTTTACGGCCAGGAGATTGTCGTTCATGGCTCTCCAGACCAGATCGGAAGCCGGATGTATCTCGATGCAAAAAATCTTGCCGATGCCTGGTATTTTCTTATGCGGAACCTCGTCCCCGAAGCATACGAGGACGGGAAAGAATCTATCCAGAGGCCGAGCAAATATAATATTGTCGGCCAGGAGGAAGTTTCAAACCTGGACTTGGCATTGAGGATTGCCGACATCATAGGGAAACCCCTGATATATCGGCTGGAAGATTTCCACAAAATCAGACCGGGGCACGACAGACGTTATGCGCTTGATGGCAGCAGGATCAAAGAATTGGGTTGGAAACATCCAATTCCGCTTGATAAATCGCTGAAGCGGATTGTCGCATGGACGGTTCAGCACCAGGAGTGGATGTTTTAATGAAGTCGGTCGCCATCACGATTCCGAGCCGCAATAACTTTGAGGCGCTTCCGCTCTGTATTGAATCGCTTTTGAAGTTCACGGATTATCCGCGCCACAAAATCATCGTTTATGATGATGCCTCGATGTTCCTCCAGGATGGGGAACAACGGCCGAACCTAATGGACCTCGGATATCTCCGCGCCTGCCGGGACAAGGGCTGGCTGGAACTCATCGAGGGCAAGGAACAGAAACGGCACGGGGGTGCCTTAAACGCGCTTCTCAATGAGCGATGTAAAGACGAGTTTGATTATGCGGTAGTGATGGACGGCGATATCCAGATCAAGACGCATGGCTGGATTCAAGATTTGATTCGGCAATGCGATAAAGATCCTCTCAATCTGGGCGTCTGCGAATGGAAGGGCAAAGGATATTATCCCCGGGGATACCGGCCGGAGGGGTATCTCTTCTGCATCGGCCTGATAAACCTTGCGCTCTACCGCGCATGGGGGCGGTGCGATTGGTCAACGCTCGAAGCGGACAGGCGGCAGGAACCATATCTTTCATATTTCGCCAGCCTCTATCCGCCCGAAGATAATGCCAATTTCCGTCATTATTCAAAGGATGGTTCTTATGTGGAATTCGACAGGGACAAAGTGATCTTCGACCCGTCGAATACGATTGCCATGAAACTTGTCTTTGACAATCCGGCTGGATATCGAATTGTCCCTGAACCGCCCGGGTTTCGGCATCGATATATCCATCATATTCATGCTGGCGGTTGGCTTGACCCGAACAATGAAACCATCGGTGGAGAGGCCAAACGGGGACGTGATGAGATGTTGGCAAAAATTAAAAGCGAATGGCGCTGGCTGAAGGGAACGGCGGATTGAAAAGTTATTCCGTCATGGCTTCGCAGAATCGCATGGAATCAGGCGAACCGTTTTTCAGCGAACTCAGGCGGTTCCTGAATGAGGAATGCCAGACCGAGATTGCCATCATCACGGACGGCAGCATTGAAATGACCGTTCCGCGCTGGCCTGAAGAATCGCTCCGGTTTTTTAATGATGAGCGGATTCTGGGGATATGTGATTTCCGGCATGAATCTGTCAACACAAGAGGATACCGGACAGGATTCTATGAACCGTATTTTGCGATCTTCAACACCCCGGCCTATCGGAAAGAATTCATGAGCGAATGGCGGGCGAATGAGACGAACCGGAAAGAATGGCCTTACGACCAGATGTTCGGTTACCTGAGCGCCGTTCCAAAGTCGGAAGGGTTTGATTCAAACCTGGTGCAGAACGAACCGGGATCCGAATTATGGGTCAAGGTGAGATACGGAAATCCGAATAGATACCTGATGCTCGATATCCCCCGCGTCCTTCGCCTCGGGTTTCATCGCACGGAGGCGGGCGCGTGAAACTCAGTATTCTGGCCGCCAATGTCAATTCGCCAGAATGGGGCGAGTTGCTGGTTCAATCCATTCGCAAGTTCACCAGCTCTGAACATGAAATTATCATCATTGACAACGGTTCAACGCCGGCAAATCTCGACTGGTTCAAGAATCAGAAAGACCTCCGGCTGATTGAAATGAGGATGAATATAGGTCACGGAGTCGCGCTTGACACGGGCATGACCGTCGCCCAGGGAAGGTATGTTTGCGGCATAGATATCGATGCCCACTTCCAGCGGGTTGGATGGGAAACAGACCTAATGGAACTTTACCACAGCAAGCCGACAATTCGGCTGGTTGGATGCAAAGGGCCGGAACACAAACCGCTCAAGCCGCCGTTATTTTTCTTTGAGCGGGATTTTTTCCTGGCCAATCAGTTATCGTTCCGTTATATCCCTGGGATATCGACCGACACGGCGCAGAAGATTTACTGGGATATTCTCGACCTCGGATATGAGACATTTCGGCTTATCCCCGAAACGCCAATATATGATGCAACCGGCGATGAGTTCTGGCTGGCTGGAAAGCCGACAATTTACCATCATTGGTATGGTTCGCGGTTCCAGGAAAACAATCCGGCAAAAACAAAAAAATCCCTGGATGGATTTTCACTCGAAGATCATCTGAAGAATAAGGCGAGACTTTTTGCGCAACCGTTTGTGAAGGAGATTCTTGGTTTCACCAATTAACCTTGATGACACCGCCGTCATCATAACGACATTCCTGCGGGATGATATGCTTTTCCGGTGCGTTGAATCCGTCCGCAGGTTCTATCCTGATATTGCAATTTTCATCGGCGACAACGGAACGGCGACGGACGAGAAAAAGGATTATTGCAAGAAGAATCATTGCGCATATTTCGCCCTCGATTTTGATCTCGGCGTAAGCGGGGTCCGGAATGAGACCTTGAAGATCATCCCGGAGAAATATAAATATTTAATGATCCTCGAGGATGACCTGGTTTTCACCGAAGAATCAAAAATCGAGAAACTGAAGGATGCACTGGAATGGAAGGCCGAAAACGGGATTTGCGGATGCCTCCTTAAATTGAAGGACGGCCGGGAACAGCATTATGAGGCGCGTGTCTGGTCTGAAGATGATGTTCATTATATGGAAAAAGTCAGGAAACCGCGCTGGTTCACGACCGAATCCGGGACAAAATATTGCCTTTACGACCTCATTCTGAATGTCTTTCTGATGCGGCGCGAGGTCTGGCTGGACAATCCGTGGGATTATCAATTCAAGACGGCTCTTGAGCATTGTGATTTCTTTCTGGGGCTTCAGCGGAAAACCAAATGGAAGGTTGCCTACACCCCCGACGTTTCGATCAATCACTGGCAAACCATGCCAGAGGGCTATAAAGAATATCGGCATAGGCCGGTCGGCTGGTTGTTATTCAAAAAGAAATGGGGGGTGAATTACATCGTGTCGGATTATAACAACGAAAAGCCGCTCAGTTTTCAGGCGATGGGAACGGGCCGGGCTGAGGACATGAAAGGGGCCAATCTCAAAGAGGCAATCGCCATCCTGAATAAGAACAAGGCAACCTGGTGGCTGGAGGCGGGAACGTGCCTCGGCGCCGTTCGGGAGCAGGATTTTCTTCTGCATGACCCCGATATCGATCTCGGAATTCACCCAAAAGATATCGGCCTTTGGGAAAAACTAAAACAAGATTTTATCGATGCCGGATTCAAACATTATCGGGACTGGACACATAAAGAGAAGATTTATGAACTAAATTTCCGCAAGCGCGGGGTCAAGGTTGATCTTTTCTTTTTCTATGATGCCGGAGACTTTTGGTATCATGGCGCATTCGGCCCCGGCCCTGACGGGACATGGGATAAAGAGGTGGAATTCCTTCCCCATGTTTTCAGTGCCAACCTGTTCCAGGACCTAAAGAAGATTACCTTTCACGGCCTGCCCTGTTTCATTCCGGATCCGGCCCCTCGTTATCTTATGGAGCGCTACGGCCCGAAATGGACGACGAAGAATACGGATTATCTTTTCCATCGCGATTGTTGGGCGATAGACAAGAATTTCTTCAAGCGAAAAAAGATGGTTTATATTGGCGGCGTCTGGGACCTGTTCCATGTCGGCCATCTCAATATCTTAGAACGGTGCCGGAAATTGGGGTCGGAATTGATTGTCGGCGTGCTGACGGACAAGGCGGCCTCGGTTTATAAAACCCCGCCAATCATGTCGTTTGAGGACAGAACAAGGATCATTGAATCGCTCAAGATGGTGGATCGCGTCATCCAGCAGAACGATAAAGACCCGACAAGGGACTGGGAAGAAAACAAGATCAAACCCCATTATGTCGTGCATGGCGATGATTGGAAGGAATGCCCTGGTCAGAATTCGATCAGGAAGATCGGCGGAAAACCCGTTTTCTTTCCTTATACCTGGAAAATTTCCTCAACAGATATCCGGCAACGTTTGATGAAACCGCCACAGATGACAACCGGAAAACGGTCTAATAATATCGCCGTCTGCATCAAGACGTTTCTTCGGGATGATGTGCTTTTCAAAACAATCGCCCTGCTTAAAAAGAACATCCTGCTTCCATTCAAGTTCTATATCGCCGATGACGGCACGATGACCGATAAGAAGCAATATCAATATCAGCAGTTGGAACTCGAGGGCCATGAGATTATCCTTTTGCCCTATAACTCCGGAATCTCAATAGGCCGCAATTCGATAATCCGGCAGGTCAAAGAAGATTATATCCTGATAACTGATGATGATGTGGTGCTGGCCGACCCGCTATCACTCCAGAACATGAAAACGGTCTTGGATGCGAATGATGAGATCGGTCTGGTGGCGGCGGTTCTGAAGCAAGAGAATGGTCAGTTTTTTGCAAACGAGCATTATTCCAAAGGGCTTTTGTTTGAATTCCGCTCAAACCTTTTAGTCCGGCTGCCTTCGAGCGGCAATATTCAGAATATCAATGGCATTCTTTACCGTTTAGCCGACCAAGTGCCAAACATATTTTTAGCCAAGCGGGAAGTATTCAACGAGGTCAGGTGGGATGACCGGATAAAGGTCGAATACGAACACATGGACTTTTTCCTGAATCTTCAAAAGACACGGTGGAAGGCAGCCATTTGCCTGAATGCTGAAGCGACCCATCTCACAAGCAATCCGGATGGTGAATATTACCGTTATCGCCGATCCGCACCGAAGGCTTACTTCCTCCAGAAACACGGTTTGGCGAATGTGATTAACCAATTTTAGATGATTAGGTGACAGCCATGACAAGGAAACTCGGATTCACGGCACTCGAAAAATCGGTCTATGACAGATTGAAAGCAAGTGGCTTTACCGTTGCTTATAATATCTATAATTATGCCCCGAAATCCGCAACCTTGCCATACATCACATTCGGAGAGCCGATGGGGATCCCGGCTGGCACCTTCGGGAACCGTGATGAAGAGGTTGAAGAAAACCATATCACAATCCATATCTGGTCTGGATATCTCGGCGACAAAGAATGTGCCGATATCATGGGTGCGGTCATCCAGGCATTGACCTCATCGACGCCACCGATCACGGCTTATTATGTGCCGCAATTCGAGCTGGATATGGCGGATATGTTTTTGGATGATTCCGTGCCATCTCAACCCGTGAGGCACGGAGTTATGCGGTTCCGCATCATCATGGCACCAAGTTAACAATAACGTAACTTTACCCCACATAACGCCAAATTCGGCCATTTGTGGGGTAATTCAAGACAATAAATCGGGGGGAACGCAAATCTTTCTTCATGTGGTTCCCCGCATATTTTTAGGAGAAAAATACCATGACTGGCGTAACAGGGAAACTTATGACCCTTACCATTGAAGGGGACGCGCTTGCCAATACCCGCAACTTCACACTCACCGGAAACCAGGACACCATTGACACCTCAAACAGAGACGGCGACAGTTGGAGAGAGTTCATCATCGGCCTCAAAGAATGGTCGATTGACTTTGATGGCCTTTATATCTATTCCGATGTTGCATACGCGATCCTGATGGAACATTATTCCACCGGAACTCCGGCCTCATTGACCTGCATCATCACCATGCCGGATAGTGATACCTTCTCGGGCGAATGCACACTCGAAACCTTCAGCCTGACAGGGCCGTTTGACGAAGTTCTGACTCTTTCCGGGACCCTCAAAGGGACCGGCGCTCTTGCGGATACAGTAAGCTAACAATTTTGATTTAGGGGGATAAAACGAGTATGCCTAGAAAATCCGTG